CCCCAAATCAAGACGGCGAGGGCTAGGAGGAATACCCCCCCCCGTCCGGAACCGCCGCGTAGGGCGCGGTCAGGGCGGTGAACGCGCCCACATTCAACAGATCCATGATCTCCTTCTCCTCTCCCGTGACGAGTGTCATGTCATTGACATGCAATACGTCGGTGCCCTGCGGCTGGACGTTGGCCAGTGCGGGTCGCACCGAGAACGAATCCCTTATGCCCTGCACATGGCTTACTTCGGCCGACAGGATTGAGGTCCGCCCGGCAGCCATGGCGAATTCACACTTTTTGCCTGGCAACCAATACTTTCGTCTTCCTGCCGTGCTGTAAGAATGTTGACGGTCATGTCGACGAGCGCCGTGGCTTTCAAGGCGAGGCAGAGGCGGCAGTCCAGCAGTTTCGTGACCCGATCGATGTCCGCGTTGGACTGAGATGCTCCGATGTTGATGTCCTGGTTGGCGAGGATGTCGAACTCGGTCTTTTCGGTCGTGCCCTCATTGCTTCCGGTGTTGAGCGTGAAATGCCCGTCACCGTCCGAAATCCTCGCAAACCACCTGACTTTGATCATGTCGTTGCCTCTGGCCGAGGATGGTTTCACCATGAGATTCCTGACTCTCATTCACAGCTCCTTTCCTGTCAAAAGCTTCCAACCATCCCATTCCCTGCGCCACACCTCGCGGATACGGTCGATGAGGAAGCACATCACGTTCGCATCATCACCGACTGCGCCGGTGTAGTATTTCAGCCCGTTATGCAGTTTTTCGGTGCGGCACCACAGGCTGCCGACCGGAACCGTCGAAGGCTGGTCGGGCTGGACGAGAATCTGCTTGGCGCCCAAAGCCTTATCGCCTTCGCCAATCGACACGTGACACGGGTTGAACGCGTCCTGTTTGAGGACGGCGAGGAAATTCGAAGCGTCGGAAACGAAGCTCACCGTGCCTGCATTGATGCTCGCCACGGTGGAATCAGCCGTGGAAAGCGTCAAGGACGCGTCCTCGATGTGACCGTCCGCGAAGACTTTCTGCGCGGCCACCTTGACTTCCGGATGGTCGGCATAGAGTGCCTGAGCCGTGAAATCGACCGGTTTGAGCCATACGTCCACGAGTGTTTCGGCGGCTGGCGGCCACACCTGCACGCCGTTGTAAAGCGCGTTCATCGGCACAGGCACGCCATTATTGGCCCTATACGGGAGGCCGACTTTCACGCCGTTGAGCAGTACAGCCATTTGTCACGCCTCCTGAGAGGAGGCGGAATCGGTGGAATCGGTCGGCATGGTATCCGTCCTGTCCTCGCCAGACACGTCGGACGCCTTGTCCTTCACGCTCTTCACCGCCTCGTCAATCGCCGTCAGAGCCTCATTCGCATGGGATTCCACGACCGTTTTCGACTCGGTGATGCTGTCGGCCACCGCCGTCACCTGCGCGCTGGCGGCCTGTGAAGCGTCGGACGCGACCTGAGCGGCATTCGCCGCCTGAGCGGCCATGGCACTCTGAGCCTCCACCACGGCACGCGCACCGGTCAGATCCTCCAGGATCTGCGAAGCCACCGTCTTAGCCTGACCCTCCGGATAAAACACCATCTGACCCGGATTCGCCGCCGACATGGACTGCGCCTCCTGCAAGCTGGACGCCAGCAGATACGTCAACGCCGCACCAGTGTTAAGCTCCGGAGCCAAAGTACTCGCATCCACATCCACCAGCGACGTATACTCGACAGTGCTGGTGGAAGACGGCACCTGCACGACGCGCTCGAACGAACTATTCGTATCATCAGGAAATTCGTTTACCCTCCACGCGAAAGTGTTGTCGGTCGGCTCAAGCTGCACGGTGGCGGTGCCGTCCGAGCCAAGCGTCACATCGAATCCACCCTGCACGACCACGGTCGATCCGGAAATGTGGCGTCGTACCGGCGCGACATGCAAAGTACCGGTCTTCGGCCTGCCTTGCGCGTCCTTGAACGAAAAATGGACATTAGTCGCGGCCATTGTTTTCCTCCTTGTTCATGGCTTCGAGCACGTCGGCTGGAATCAGTTTCATCGCCGCCGACAATTGACTTTTCAAAATCGCGAGTTCCCTTGAAAGCTGGCCGACCTGCATGGAAAGCTGGCCGATCACCTCGTTCGCGTCAGCAGGAATCTGCTGCATCATCCCTCCTTTATTGGTGGCATGAGCGAAGCGAAGAACCGCTCCTCGCATTCGTCAAGCATGTTTTTATTGGAATCGTCGTCCAGAAATTCATCCAATCCGTCGATATTCCGCGTGCAGGCCACGTCGATGCCACTCGACGCTTCCGCATCGGAACCGTCAGCAGTCAATGCGGCACGCATTCGCGCGTCGATCTCATTAGACATGACAGGCAGGCTCATACCCTCACGGGTCTTGTTGCGTGCGGCTGTCAGCGGATCGTCCAACACTTCCCCATCGTCGGCGAGCATGCTCACCCCGGTAGCGGAATCCGCCAAAGCCGACTCCAACGCTTCGAACGCTCCAGTCCACACGCCCCTGCCGGTCTTCGGGTCATACCGGCGCACGTCCTCCCTGCCCTGCATGATCGCCGCGATAGCCTCACGGGTCGAAGCCAATCCGAGCAGCGCCTTCCACGATGCGATCACCTCGGGTTGGAACACGAAACTGTCCGACCCGTTCACCGGCGGATCGCATCGGATGATGCACAATCCGTTCTCGTCCATTTCAAAAGTCGATGACAAGATCTCCTCCAATCATTTGACCAGATAGGCGAGGTATTCGGCCCACACTTCGACCGGGCACGGCTGGTCGGCGTTGTAAAGCTTCATTTGGAAGCCGCTCTGGCCGCCCGTGTTTACCGGATGCGCGATGATGCCTGCCCATTGCGAATCCGCGTTCGCGACGACGTAATAGCGTCCGAATTTAGTCGGGCTGAACGTGCAGTTGACTTGCGTTGATGCGCCGGTCGCGATCGTGCTGCCGGAATTCGGCCACCACGCCTTCCACGCGACCGCGCCTCGGAACGTGAAACGGTTCGTGATGCCGCCAAGAAAGCCACCGAGATACACGTATCCGGTCGCGATATTCGCTCCGATTCCGACCGAACCGTTCCCGTCTTCGGCTTCGAGCCACACGCTCGACCCATCATTGGCATTACCAGTCAATCGCAGAAATGCCTGACTTTTTTTCGTAATGTCAGGCTCGTCGTAATCCGTATTCGCCACCACCTTCACAGTGGATGTGACGCCACCACTGCCGGTACCGCCCCTCTCGCGTGGCTTCGACTGGAGTCTCAGGAAAGCGGCCGGATCGTTCTTCGTGACGTGTCCGCTCCACAAGTCCAGCTCGCTCATCGAGCCGACCAGATTCGACTGGATGGCGGACGCGACCGTCGGATGACTGTAGTAGGCGGCGGAGTCGTTGTAGGCGGGGAATTCCAATCCGTCGCCGGTAAAAGTCTCCGAACCGCCGATTATGTACGACTGGTAGTCCGGGCTGATGCGCACGCGATGCCCGCTCGTGCGGGTCTGGAAAGTGCCGGTCAGCACATTCGACTTGCCCTCGCCATCAAGATATACGGTTCGGTTGTGGTTGGAATCCCACATTTGCAGGCCGGTCGAATTGAGCTTAAAGCCGGTGTTCGCCGCATCGGAGCTTTGGAATATCGCGCCGGTGAACACATAACCCTTGAATTGGCCTGCCTCGACGTCATCGGTCACGATTTTTCGAGCCTTGAGCAGTTCGGTCAGAATTTCGCCGTTGCCGATGTGCACGTTTTTCGCTTCGATGCTGCCGTCCTTGATGAGCACGCCGCCATTAACGCTGCCCGGCACGAGCAGACTGTCCGCCACAAGCGTGTAAGCGGCGAACCTCGTCCCATTCCACACGTTGACGGAACCGATATGGCCATTGACATCAAGCTTGTACCACAGGTCACCCATGCTCAGCCCGCTATGGGACGGCTCATACATTTGAGCGAAGATCCTGTTCTTCCCGTCGGCGGTGGTCTTCGCGGCTTTCGCCTCGGCCTCGGCCTCGGCGATGTCCTGATTGATGGAATCCAAAGTCTCCTGCGGGACTGCACTCGCCACCGTCACCGCAGCGATGGACGACCAACCGGACTTGTTGCCGGCATGGTCCACGCTGCGCAGCGCGTATCTGTGAGTGCTGCCGACGGTCAGACCCGTGACGACGTAATCGCCTTTGCCGGACTGCGTGGCGCTGATGACCTGCATGCCGGAAGCTGCCGCATCCTCCCCGACCTCGATATGGTCGAAATCCGATTCCATCGACGTGCCAGTGCTTGTCTTGCCATCCCAGTGGATGGTCACCACGCCAAGCTCGGACGACAATACCGGCTTCGACGGCATGGAGCATGGCGTCACGTCCGATTCGACGGTGGTCACGACGATGCTTGACCATTCGCCGAGCTTGTCCGAATACGTCGGCACAGCCCTGACCCTGACCTCGATTTGCGTGCCGCAATCCAAGCCGCCGAAACCAAGCTGCGTCTTATCGGTGGTGCCAGCGGAATGCCAGGGCGCGCCATCCTTGTGCAGCTTCCACTCGACCAAATAATTGGAGATCTCGATGGCGGTGTTGTTCGTGGCCTGCGTGACCGCGCTCCACATGGCGGTGGCCAGACCATGCGCATAACCGTCCGAGCCGATGTAGGCGTCGGTCTGCACAATCAATCCGAGCGGCGCTTTCGGCACGCGATGGTCACGGTCGGACGAGGCGGTCGTGCCGCCCTCGCTTCCGGCCAATGCGGCGCCACCTGTGATGCCCTTTATCTTCTTCGCCTGACGCACGGAAGCGTCATACTTAATATCATTCAGAGCGATTGAGCAGGATAGGCCCTCGTTCTGGCGCATGCTCAGGTCGATTTCCTGCACGCGCACCTTCTCCCCATGGGTGATGGTCGGAGCCGTAATCCAATCGCCGGCATGATAGTCGACGAGCGGCAGACTGTCCACGTCGCTGATGACCAAATCGCGCGTGTACTGGCCACGCACCCTCGCCGCATCAGCCAAAGTGGACTGCATAAAGGCTTGAGCGGTGTCCTTGTCGGACACGCCCCCCTGCGAACTGTAGGATTCCCACTTGCCCCAAGGCGTCGGAGCAGCCGGATTATCCATGCGGAAAAGCAGATTATTGTCACCCTCGACAAGGATGGTGCTGGCCAGATCGGCGATGGACTCCTCGAAGGGTGCCTCGCTGATGTCACGCGCCAATTGCAGCACAATGCTCTTGCTCAGGTCACGGCTCAATGCGGTGCTGTCCGCATTCCACATCTTGAGCGTCCTACCGGTGGTGCGCCAATCGCAGCCGCCACCATTGACAAGAGACGACAGGATCGTCTGCAGATCCGTGCCGAGACTGTAATAAAGCGTGTATTTCCTCGCCCATGCAGCGCCGCCCGCGTCCTTCGCCGTATCGAAGCCGAGCGACAGTCCGGTGGCCACGCCGCCACGCTGCTTGTTCTCGTCGAGCAGCGTTTTGAGGATCACGCCCGGATTTGACGAATAGAAGGGCCTCTTGCCCTTGTTGTCGCCGTCCGTTAGCAGATGGCTGGAATCATTGTTTTCAGCCTTGGACAGGAGCCAGCTGATCGACTGTCCGCTGTAGGTGACGGTGCGAGTCCGGTCATCGGTCTTGCCGGATCGTCCGGTGATGACGAACCGCGCGTTGTCCGGCTCGCGATAGCCAGTGCCGTCAGACACCTCCACGGCGACTTCCAGCCCGTCCGTCAGCTCTCGGTCGAACGCCTGCGCGTCACCCGACAGCAGCGAATACTCGATGCTGATGGCTCCGTCATCATTGTGCAGCATGGAAGCGCTGAAGCTCACCGGCTCCGCCAAGACGCCGATTCGAGCGCCGAAGGGCCTGTAGGCCACGAGACGCGCGTGTAAAGACTTGCCCATGATCATCACTCCCAGGAAGGTTTGAATCGGCACGTCACAGCAGACGCGCCGGACTGTTTGACCTGCAGCGTGTAGCTGCAGGAATCGACGGCAGGCCACACCTGCAACGGTTCGCCCGTCCAGTCGACGCCGGACGTCACATCCGTGCCGCCAGTCCAAGCGTTATCGCCGTCTGCGGTCCACGCGCGCCGATTACCGGTATCAAGATAAAGATTCGACGCATTCGACCCGTTCCACTTGATATCCGTGCCGGTCACCGGGTCGGACACGGTCGCGGACGACACGTTAGAAAAACGAAGGATGAGATTAAGCAGCGGAGCGTTGGAATCCCATCCCTCACTGCCGGTCTCCGCGTTGCCGTGAAGGAAGACGCCGCCGGAAGCGGGAAGCGTGGCAGTCTGCCAATCACCCTGCCAAAACACGTCAGGCAGTTGGAAGACCGCCGTGGCGGCACGATGATCGCTCCACGGTATCTCGTCACCGTCCGGCTGACATGACGTGCACACAGCGCTAGCGGTCATGCGGCGCGTACGACCGGTGGACGTGTCACGCTCCACGCGGGTCAGAGACGATGCGAGACGGCAAAGACGATAGAACCGGTGCATGAGCGCGTCCGCGTTTAGCCCATCGGTGATGAATTTGAGCGTGATTTCTGGCGCGTCGAAAGCCACTGGACCGGGCGGAAGCATCACACCACTCCTGCCATTCACGCTGACCGAATCGATGCGAGGGCTGATGCTCGTGAAATGGGTGGTGCCGACGATCAGACTCGCATGCTCACCGGTCAGCTGCTGACCATTGATGAGATAATCCGTGAGAATCATTGCACCACCCTTTCCATGTCACCATTGCGGCATTGCCGCCGTCTGCAATTTCTGCTGCGTGCTAATGCTTGTCGGAGCGATCGCCGGATAATTGAATGTCTGAGTGACGAAGGTGTTGCCACCGGAACCACCTGCCGGCGTCCCGTTCGTGACATTCGTCCTACCGGCCTTCGACCCGTCGACCTGCCCATCCACGTGCACGGTCATATCCTTCACGGCAGCCCGCACGCCTTCCAAGCCGGATCTGATGCCGTCGCTGACATCCTTGGCGACATTGGCTCCGAACGAGTCCCCGGCATCCGGCATCGACATTCCAGCAGTGTCGAACGCCACGTCGAAACCGCCGGACAGTCTTGCGTTCATTCCGTCGATGGTTTTCTGCACGCCACGCCAACCATTTCTCAGACTTTTGTCAAAGCCCTGCATGATCGCCAAGCCAGCAGGCTTAAGCATCACCTTGTCGTAGCTGAGCGGACCCTTATGCCTGACGATCCAATCGCCGATGCCACTCACAAAGCTCTTCACTCTGCCGAAAGCCGCCATCAAACCATTGAGCAGACCATTGATGATGCTCGCGCCAGCATTCCACAGCCACGCGCCAGCACCGGCAAAGCAGCCCATGATGGCACTGCCGATGCCACCAAGGAAGCCAAGCACACCCTGCACGACACCATGCACGATCTGGCTGAAACCGTTCCATGCCTGCTGCCAATTGCCGTGAATCAGACCGGTCACCAGATTGATGACACCCTGGATCACATTGACAATGCCGCTGACAACCGAAGCGATTCCACTGATGACGCCCTGAATGAACGGCAGCATGGCCTGCACGGTCGGCAGAAGCGTCGTGCCGATGAAACCGACGATCGCGGAAATGATGCCGGACACGAGCGGAACCAACGCCTGAATCACGGGCATAAGCGCTTGAATCACACCAGAAACAATCTGGCCCACACCCTCCACAAGTGGTGCGAGTCCTTGGATCAATGGCGTGATGGCATCCACCATGCCGGTCACCAGACCGCTGATCTGCGAAATCACAGGTGTAAGCGCCTGCACCACAGCCGTGACCACGGTGATGACGCCTTGGATGACAGGCACCAAAACGCCCACCAAGGCGGAGATTATCGGCGTCAGCAACGGGATTATCTGACCGATCACATTCGTGATCACCGGCATGACCGCCTGCACCAGCTGATTCAGAGCGTCCATGAGCGTCTTTATCGACGGTTGGAGCGTCTGGAAAGCCTGCTTGAGGCTGTCAAGGACGCCGGTGAGCATCGTCCCGAATTCGCTGCGCAGTTGCGGGCTTGTGGCGATAAGAGCTCCGATCATCGCGATGATGATGCCTATCGGCGAAGCCAATCCTCCAAGCAAGCCGGTCAAAGGCTTAAGCATGCCGCCGACAAGCGGAATGTTAGCCAGCAATCCACCGAAACCGCCGGCGCCCAACGCGGCCAAAGCGGCTGCGACGGGGGCGATGATCCCGCCAAAATCCGAAAAAACGCCACGAACGGCGTTGACGGCATTCTGGAAAGGAGCCGGCAAAGTCGACACAAGAGTGTCGAACATTCCAGGAATCGCATGAACGAAACTCTTGATGATGACACCGACGCGAGGAATCACATTCTTAGCCGCAGCCATCACCGAGTTCACGAGATTCTGCGTGACCGCATCCATGTCCGCGTCGCTTTTGCCAAGCTCGGCAAGCCAATTCGTCCAAGCGGCCTTCATCGCGCTGACCGACCCCTCGATCGTCGACGCGGCCTCACGAGCAGTAGTGCCAGCGATATGCTGCTTCTCCTGGATCTGCTGAATCGCCTGAATCACATCAGCGAACGAATCGATGCTCAGATTGGAAGCCTCACCGTTCGCCGCCCCCCACTCGTTGGCGTCCTTGATAAGACGTTCCATCTCCTCATTGGTACCACCGTAGCCAAGTTTGAGATTGTCGAGCATCGTGTAATTCTGCTTCGCGAAACCGTTGAACGCGTTCTGCACGTCCGTCGCGCTGCTGCCGAAAGTGTTGATGTTGTCGGACATGGCGCGCATCGCAACGTCGGTCATGTCGGCGGCCTTCTTGGTGTCGCCGCCAAGAGCGTTGATCAAAGCCGCGGAAAAGCTCGTAGCCTGCTCCATGTACGCGTTCGCGCTCATGCCGCTGGTCTTCCACGCATTCTGCGCGTTCGCCATCACGGTCTTCTGCGCCGCCTCGTTGCGTTCCCAGTCGGCACGCACCGATTCCGCGCTCTTCCCGGCCTGCTTGGCATAATCGTCCAAAGACATGCCCATATTGCCGTAAAGTTTCGCGACGCCACCGCTCAGCTGCTCGTAATCACTGTAGCTTTGGAACGCCTGCTTGCCGAAATCGACAAGCTTCGCACTGACGGCGGCAATGCCGACGCCGACGGCAGTGACCACGCCTGTCGCCATGTTTTTGACATGTTCGACGGCCTTTGACGAGATTTCCCCGAACTTCTCTCCAACATTCGAAGCGAAACTACCGACAGTCTTGCCGATAGAGGCGAACCCACTGCCAAAAGCGGAGACGGTGGACCTTACCCCTGCCGGCAGACCATCCCACATGCGTCCTAAAGCGCCCTTGACGGCACCGGCGGTTTCTGACGCGACTGACTTGACGCCGCCGAAAGCGCCTCGTATGACTGTCGTCGCGCCGGTGAACGCCCCACCAACCGACTTTGCGGCCGAGCCAATCGATTTCACGGCAGAGCCGACCAGAGGAATCTTCTGCACAAGTCCGGAAACACCGGAACCGATGGTCGAAAAACCAGTCTTGAACGCGTTCGCGGCGGCACCGAAACCAGTAGCGGACTTAGAGGACTGCGCCGCCAATTCGGCTTCAAGATTCTTCAGACGTTCCTTGGCGCCCTTCAGATTCTCGGTCGACGCTTTCAGGGTGTCGGCTGCTGTCTGCTGTTTCAGCTCGGCTTGCTGCAGTCTGATCGCCGCGGCCTGCGCCTGAGTGGAATCCGCTCCGTATTTCTGCGTGGCAGCGTTCAGCTTTTCCTGCGCGGCCTGCACCTGCACGGACGCGGCCTTGTATTTCAGCAGTGCATCCGTGTTCTTCTGGCTCGCCTGCGCCACGTCCTTTTTAAAGGACTGCAGGGCTTCGGAATTCAGCTCTTTGCTGCCGTCGCCGAAGCCTTTTTTAAACGCGCCGCCAAGCGTCTTGCCTTGCTTGCCCGCATCAAAACCCTTCGAAAAGGCGTTTTTTATGTTGGAGACGGCTTTGCTGGTTTCTTTCGCCACATTCTGGCGGAATCCCCGCATTTGAGGGAAAATGCTCACATGCGCGGAGCCAAGCTCACTACCGCCAGCCATGACAGCCTCCTCTATTCACTTATCTTTTTGACGCCGAAAAGACCACTCATCGACGCCTCGGCCTCACGACGCTCCTCATCGGTCACTTCGACATGCTTTTCCCCAGCTTTTTCGGGCGCGAGGTCACCAAGAATCGACGTGCCACCAGCCTGAATCGCGGTGATGATAGCCGTCGCATCCATCGGCAGCACCATATGCACGGCAGCCATGCCGGTGTAACTGCCCGGGTCTGCCGAAATGCTCTCGAAGAGAGCTATCGCGTCCGCATAGCGGAGCCTGCCGCCCAAGTCGGCCTGCAGGCTCCATCCACGCGCCGCGAAATCAGCCCTTATTCGGTTTCCGTCTTCTCCTCGGAGGAGCTGGCAGAAGTCGACGATTTTCCCAATTCCACGCCCTGAATCTTCGCGAGAATCTCGCCGTAGGAGCTCAAAATGTTGAATGGGACCATTGCAGGCTCCTTCGACAGTTCCTTTGCCGCATCCTCGCCGGCGAAGGCCTCGAGAATGCTCTTGAGCATCTGAATCTGCTCACCATTGGACTGCAGGTCGGACAGACGGACGAAATCATCAATCGACAGCGCGAGAGGCAGCTTGTAGATATGGCCATGAGGAGCCAGGAACCATACTCCGTCGCCCTTGATGATGTGCTTCACGTTCATGGCTTCTGCCGACTCCCGCAGAGCCTTCGCCTCGTCTTCTGCAGTCCATGCTTCGAATTCCTCGACAGTCGGCGTCATATTCTTGCTCATTTCTTCCTTCTTTCAAACGACTAAATTTTTCCTTTGCTTCACCGGATTAAAAGGAAGATTCCCAGCACGTGCGAAGAAAGGGAGAAAGAAACACGCGCTGGGAAGAATCGAAAATCAGGCTGCCGGAGTGTAATAGGACTCCAGATACTTCGAGTTGCCGGAATCCACGGCCACGTCCACAATCCATTCGCCGGTCAGCTTGACACCGGACACCTCGCCGCGATTATCCTGGTCAGGTTCGGCGTTCGTGACCTGCACGACACCAAGACGACGACGATGCACGCCACTCTTATACACCGTCTCCTGATAGGCAAACCACTTAGCGTCCTGAACGATGTCCTTGACATGATAGACGCCGCTCGAATCCGGCTTGCCCTTCATGATCTCACGAGTCAGATCATTGTCCTCGGCGACAGTGAAGCCCAATGTGAGCTTCGAATCTGCTGCCTGCAATTTGTATCCAGGCTGGTGGAATTCGGTGGCGTCATCGCCGTCTCGCCCATCCTCCGGAGCGCCATCGGAGGTGATGAGTCCGACATTCTGTCCGACCGTGAAAATCCCGGTCAGCTTGCTCATCGGTTCGGCCACGGTCTTCGCGATCATCGCCGCAGTGAGCGACTTGGAGGCATCATAATGCGCCAGCAGAATCTTGCTGGTAAGCACCACCTTGACAGCGCCAAGGTTGTTGCCGTCTTTATCGGCTGCCATTGTTTGTCCTTTCAACAAAAAAGGCGCTGAAACACTTGGTTTCAACGCCTTAAAAATTCAGAAAACTTAAATTATTGGAATTCCCCAATAGCGGAGAATTCGAGAGCCATGTAGTAGCGTGCGATATTCGCATCCTCGGCCACGGGAAACGGACCATTGCACCCGTCCTCATCAATGCCCGCGATCGGCGAACCGTCAAGCGAGCAAATATCGGGGTCGGTGAGCATGCCGTAGATCCGTGCCGCCAAGTCACGGCATGGTTTCGGAGCGGCACGAGAGCCATAGCGCACGGTCACGCCGACACTCCGGTCGAAGAGCACGCGATTCGACTGCACGCCGCCATCGTCACGCACCACGACGAGAGGCCGTGAACCGTCGTAATCGTCCGGCTCACGATTCGAAACGATGATCGTCGGAAAAGACTGCTTAAGCCTGGCGCGCAGAAAAGAGCAGATCCACAATTCAATGTCTGGCGGCAAGACTGCTGTCATGTTTTGCCTGCCTTCAACGCCTTGCGGAGATTGCCCGTCTGCGACTCCACGAGCAGGGTCTTCGGGTCGTGGCCGACCACCATGCATGTGGTTCGGTGCGCATGCTTGACCTCCTCGATTTGGAGGCCGTCGCGATACGCGCCCGTGTCCACCGGAGCATGCGATTTCGCATATTCGAGCGTCTTTTCGGCGGCACGACGGGTCATGGCCTTGACGCCAGCCGAATTCAGCAGTTCGTCAAAATATTTGTCGTTGAATTTGACCATCACTCCCAAAAGCCATCACCCCCTGTATTCAGCTAGTGGAATCTCGATCGTCGGCTGCCACGATGTGAAAGCATTCGCGTCACGGCTCGGATAGCCGCTGACCTCCCAACGTCGCCCGTCATCCGGCAATGCTTGAATCCTGTCCCTCGGCATGATGTCGAGAGTCGGATCTGGAGACGTGAGGTAAGCCGTGCTCGTGGTCTGCTCGCGCAGACCGTCGGGCGTGCGCGTGCTGCTGGAGCTGGCGAGAGCGCCGGTGAAATCCAAGGTTTCCGGATTGGACCAGTCCTCGCCAGCCTGCTCGCCGGAATACGGGTCATCGACCTTCCTCGCACGCAGTCGCCGCCACTTGGTCACGCCCGGCATACGCCATCCGCCGCCACCGGCATTCAGGTCGTCAAGCAGGCTCATGGCAATCCTCCAAGCCTGTAAGGCTTGAGCTTGTCCTTCTCCTCCTGCATGAGCGACACCACGTCATACGACGCGCTGGAACCGTTCGTGGACTGGGATTTGACCAATCCGACCGGACTCATGCCCGCTCGCTTCGCGGCACTGATGAGCACCTGCTGCACGTCCGGCGCGTCATCGTATCCGGCGTGAATCTCGTAGCGGATGGCCGCAATACCTGCCGGGAAGCCACCGGACAAGGATTCGACCAAACCCGTCTCAGGGTCGTAGGCGTAGGCCAGTGGATTGCCCTGACGGTCGGTCAATGATTCGATGCTCGTCACATGACGTGCTGGCAGTCGGATCACCGTGCCGCCGCGAGTGTTCAGTACTCCCGTCAAGGCCGCGTTCGGCATGACATGCCATCCACATTCGCGGCGGATGGCCGCCTGCGCGGCCCTGAGCCGGAAGGCGGCGTCATCCTCGAAGGCCGAAGGGTCGGCAATCATGTCGGGAACCACATTCGCATCACTCATGCCGACCTCCACGCTTACTCTGCAGCCATCAGGCCAGCCGCAATCAGAGAATTGACCAGGGCGTCGAATTCGCTCTTGGTTGGTGTGGCGCCGGCGGCCAAAGCCACATGCGTTGCAGGCTTCACTGCAGCGCTGCCAATGTCGGTCGGCTTGCCGTTGGCCCCGACGAAGACCACATCGGCCACGTTGGCATTCGGGTCAAGTTTCGCCGCCGAGGCTGGAATCACTCGAAACTGTCGAGCCATATCACGTCTCCTTACTTAAGGGTCAGCTTGACGAAAGCCTTCGGCTTGCGCACGGCCAAAGCCACACGCTCCTTGGCGCGAATGGTCACCAGATCGGAGATGAAGTCGGTGTCATTGGAATTGGTGGCCTCGACCGTCACGCCGCCCTTGCGGTAGAAGGTGGCAGCGCCCTTAAAGGAGCCGACGATGGCTGTGCCGGCGTCGACAGCGGGAGTCACCACGGTGTCCAGACCCCAGAGGCGCGGAGTGATGGTCAGCGCGCCGCCATTCACGCCGTAGAACGGTCCACCGCCGATGAAATTGCCATCATTGTCCTTCTTCAATCGAATGGCCTCATAGTCTGTCGGATTGATGACAAGGGCATCCGGCATCATGCCGGTCGTGGTGGAGATCATCGACTGCGCGTGCAGTACGGCAACGTCATTGCCGGCGTCGGTAGCGGTGTATGACTGGATTCCTTCACGATTCAGCAGGCCCTTGATGTTCTTGCCGGTACCGTCGCCGTTGAGCAGCTGCTTCTCCTCGACGATGCTCAGATCGTAGAGCAGGCGTCCATCGATGTCGGACTTCAGAAATTCGAGGTCGGTGATCATGTCGTTGGACTCCTTGATGAATCCAGCGATTGTGGATAATGCGTCGGTGTGCTCGGTCGCGTCGGCGTAATGGATCTGGCTGAATTTCTCGCCTTCGCCGACGGTTTTGAAATCGCCTTCCTTTTCGCCTTCCACGTAGTAGGTGATGGCCTGTCCGCTCATCGCGCCGACACCGAATAGGTTGGTGATGGTCGGACGACGGTAAGCCTGGACGAAATTCGGGTCCACGTAGGTCAGCAGGGAGCCGTACACGCCGGACGGTCCGCCGGTGACCTGCGTGTCAGTGTTGGCCTTGCGGCGCGGAGCCCATTCCGGTGCTGCGATTGACGCTCCCGAAACTCCCTTTATCTTCGCCAGCTGTTCGCCGATGTTCTCCACGACGAAATCGCCAAGAGACTCGCCGGATGCGGCTCCGCTCTTCTGGGTGTCCGCCAGATTGTCGGTCAATCCCGCGAAACGCTTATGCACCGCATCCAACGTTTCGATGGAATCCTGCAATTCGTGCGCTTCGGCGTTCAGCCCCTTCAGCTTCTCGATGTCGGAAGCGTCAAGATTATCCTCGCCCTTGGCAAGCACCGCTTCGATGGCGGCCTTGGTCTTGGCGAGACGATCATTGAAACTCATTTGGTCTCCTTGTTGTCCTTGCCGCCAGTGACCAGTTCACGGGCGGATTTGATTACATTCAGACGCTCGGCCTCCTCAGCTTCCGCGTCCCTACCCTTATCAGGGGCAAGCTTCTTATCATCCTTTTTCTCGCCGGTCTTGGAATCATCCGGCTTATCTTCGTCGGAAGTGCTGGAATTGTCGGAATCGATGCCTTCCAACACCTCGTTCAGCGACGCCAATGCCGCACGAAGCTTCTCCTCGTTGGCGGAGCTGATGGCGCGACCTGACTTGACGGCCAGAATCTCGGCCTGCTGGTTCGCGGCCACCGGCACCACGCTGATCTCGAAAAGCTTGATCTGCTGGAATTCGGAATGGCCGCCCCACGGGCCGTCGCCCTTTTCCGTGATCCAAGCGGTCTTCGTCGGCACGAAGCCGATGCTCATCTGGTGGACCCTGCCATCCTTGAGCAGGTCGTAAGCCTGCTGGGCGGTCGGATTATCCTCGATATCGAGCTGGGCCGAAATGAGCAGGCCCTTCTCGTCCTCGACGGCGCTCAAAGTGCGTCCGATGATGTCGGTCGGCTTGCCGTCCTGATGGTTCCAATGGATCGGGATGCCTGCTCCACCGTCGTAGTCCTTTTCCAAGGTCTCCGCGAAAGCGCCCTTGGCGATCACGTCGCCCTGCAGATCCTTGTTGCCGAAAGTGCTGGCGTATCCGCTGAACACGCCTTCACCTGCGGAATCGTCCAAGGATTTCACGTTGAATCTGAGCTGTTTGAGATTCACTGTCCTTCTCCGTTCACTGGATTGTTCTGTTGCGCGTTCTGCGTCCTGCCGCCATCCTGCGGGCTGGGCTGGCCTCCGGTTGCCACATTCAAGGGCGTCACCAATTCGTCGCCACCATCAAGCTTCGGATAGTTAAGGATGCGCCGCGCCTCGTTCGTGGTCATGAAACTGCGCCCCGTGGCAGTGCTGAGCGCCTGATACTGCTCGGAGAACGTGCCGCGCAGCTTCGCGTCAACATTCGCTTCGATGTAGGCGTCCGGCTGTCCGAGCGCGTCTGGCAGCAGCAAATTGAGCGACTGTTCGAAAGCCACGATGTACGGCATGAGCTCCACATTCCACATCTGCTCCTTGAAGGAAGCGATGTTGGAATTCGTGCCACTGCGAAAGCCTAAATTTTCTGGCGCGATATGGAAGGCGTTGGCCACGTCTATGCGAATCCTGTCCCTCGCGTCGATGTCCTGCATGTCAATCGGCTTGAAGGCGTCCACGGTCTTGATTTCCATGCCGTCGTTGAGCAGCGGCCAGCCACCGGCAAGATTGCCTCCAGCCTTGTAGTTCCTCATGCCCTGCACGAATTCGTCCTGCGCCTCCTGCGACGGCCACGGCATCTCCTTCGGACGCGAGATGTACGCCGGAATCTGACCGCCGTTATGCGCTATCGCACGCCGATATTCGGCCATCTCACGAGCCTCCGCCAAAAGCGGTGCGAGAGTGCCGGACACCGGAGAACCGCCGATGCCAGACGTGCTATAGCCCACATCCAGCAGAATCTGCGGGTCTGGCAGTTTGAAATACTGGCTGCCTTCCGGCTGTCCGGTACTGATCTGCACGCCGGTGATCTCATCAAGAGTGTTGCCGGAAAGAGTGAAATTCTGCACCGGAATACGCCGCAGCCACAATCTGCCGGACTGCCTGTCGGCATCCAACAGACAGAGCCAACGGTCATTGAGCAGGCCATCGCAGAGCAGCGAGTAGAAGAATCGGTAGCGCGTCATGCCAGGAAGCACACTCGGTTTTGCCATCAACTGCGCCAACGGGCTTGTGGTGTCCTCCACACGGTCACCGTCATGCTGGCGAGTGTAGACCTTGAACGGCATGCTGGCGATATTCCGCGCGATATGGTCGATGACGGTGCGCACCGCAGCCTCTCGCTCGTAGACTCCGGCGCCGAACCAATCGATTGGCAGCTGCGCGACCTGCGAAATGTTGACTGGCGATTCGGAGAACTTCTGGGCCACGGATACCGGGCTTTTCTTGAGCCATCTGGAAAAGAACCCCATGAAACCTCCTCACTGGGTCATACGACTGCGAAATGGGTCACGCTCGGCGCATATTTCGGTTTTTCGTTTTCGACTTGCATGGTCTCCAACGCGTAAAGCGCCTGCGATTCGGCCACTAGGCCAGAAATCTGCAATGCGGATTTCGTCCTGTCCCACACCTCGACCTCGCCAAGACGCCGGGACACGGCCACACTCACCTGCTGTTCGATGGCAGGCTGCGGAAGATGCCGCAACTTCCCCTCACGTACACGGTCATGGAAACGACCACAGCACGCGCCGAGGCGGAAACCCTCGATGAGATGGACGTTCCAGCCTTTTTCGGTGAGCGGGTCGATGAAATCGACTGCCGGACATCCCTTCGACTGCACTGCTATCTCGCAGATGCCCGGCCAGCTCTCACGAAGCAGATCCAAAAAGTGCGGCACCCACAGCATGCCGTCACGACGAGCAATCAGCTCCACATGGGGCAAACCGTCCGTACGCATTCCGGCAGCGGCCACATACGTTGTCTTACGGTCAGCCGACGTGTCCACGGACAGTACGACGCGATTCTCGTCCGGAATCGTGGAACGCGAGTCGAGGCCGCCAGCCCACATTTTCGGATTGATGAAAGGAATGATGTCAGCAGTGACCCACTGGCACAAGACCTCGGTGCGAAACGCGGCCTCGGTCATGCCGTCGATATCCGATCGGACGCTCATGACGGTCATCGGCCCATAGCCGAGCGACGGATTCGCCTGCCGGATGGCGTCGGCATCATCCACCGGACACTTGTCAGGGGCGCTCCACTCGAAATACCCGAAGCTGCCGTCCTGTTCGCCGGACAGGAACGCGTCGGCCGGATTGCCACCGTCGGCGCTCAGGCGCGTCCACTCGTCAACAAGCTTGCGGCCTTTGTCCACCTGCTTGCGAAGCGCGACGCTGCGATAATCGCCCGCATTGCTGATGCCCCACAATTGGGAGCTCCAGACGGCCTTCGTGGTCTGCGACACCGCGTTCCAGCCATCGTCCGTATGCTGCTCACGCAACTCATCGAACACGACGCGGGCAGCGCTCTTCGCGCGAATGTTCTTATCGGCGCGGACGATATACCGGGCCTTCGAACGGGTGATGATCGCCTCCTCGCCGTTCGTGTTGACGAATTTCTGCGTCATCGCGGCGAGATCCGGAATCACCAGATCCTCTTCCTCATCAGTCGCCGGAGCAGGATTACACCATTCTTTGACCTGATTGTAAGGACCCTTCGCATTGTCCAATGTCTGCGCTGCGCCGACCACCAGGAATTTGACGGGCGGCACCCTGTCGGGATGCTTGTTGGAGTCCACGAACAGCCACCATGCGGCCAGCACGCCCATAAGCGTCGTCTTGCCGTTCTGTCTGGCCACAAGCACGATGACCTTGCGGAAACGATAACTACCATCCTCAAGCAGTTCGAGAGCATGCACTAAAAGCCATTGCTGCCACGGGTAAAGGTGGACATGCAGCATGATCTCCGCGAACGCGATCACCGCGAAACCATTGCTCGTCTCCCTCGTCAACGGCCTGAGCGGCGGCGTAAAGATACGCGGCAAAGTCACGCCATGACTCTCATCGTCGATGGCACCGAAAACCGTAAGATTCTCAGCCGCCATCGCAACCTCCTCAGCCGAAACGCTTCATAAACTCATCCATCGCGATGACCTTGCCGCTCTTCGACTCCTCGGCCTTCGGCTCAGGCTTCGCCTTCGCGGGACGCCCAACCTTGGCGGGCTCCACCAACGTCAAACCAAGCGACTGGCAGTATTTCAAAAACGTCGGCACCGACACATTGTCCAATTTCCCGTTCTCATCAATGAAACCAGTCTCGCAAACCGAATCAATCCGAGCGGCAAGGATACGCGCAGCGGCCACGACAGCCGCATTCTCAGCACGCAACGACTTCGCATTGCGCAAAGACCGTTCCAACGCGTCAGCCACGGACTCATGAGGAAAACGACGCTCGGAAACACCCTTCTTGACTGTCATAGAGCCTCCTTCGCGCGCGACCCATCAACAAAAAAACATCATCGGGGAGAGGAAGAGCAACCACGCGGGCAGTGTTGCGTGGTTGCTCTGTTTTCAGGATTTCACCGCCCCTACCCCTTTGGGGTTGTTTTCGAATGCTGCCTTGAATGCTTTGATTGCGTTTGTGAATCGTGTGATGAGTTCGTCTGTGCTTGGTAGTTTTGGAGTGATGCGTGTGGTGTATGTGTCTCCGACTGTGAAGGTGTTGACTTCGTTGTGGGTGACTTTGACTGGGATGTTGACGGTGAATGAGCTGATTGGGAATGTCTTGTCGCTGATTGTGGCGGTGAGCTCTAGTGTGACTGGCTGCTGTGGCATCATTGCCTCCTTGCTCATGCTGTTGTTATCCATTGTCTTGAGAGTGTGCCGATTGGTGTTGGTGGGTCTTGGTTGCTTCTGAGCCGGTTGCAGCTGGTGTGGCTTGGTTTGAAGCCTGCCGGGTCGAACTGCAACTCAGGGTGCTTCGAGACGGGATAGAGGTGGTCGAGATTGAATGAATCGTCGGTGGTGTTCTTCGTGGCTGCATAGTCTATCGGCATGCCACACAACCAGCAGACCGCATGCCGTGCTTTGCATTGGTTGAAGAATGCGGCCTTGTCTTTTTCGAATTGGCGTGTGGTCTTGCGGATTCTTGGCATGTGGTCACCGCCTTGTAAGTGCTTCGTGCCGGAGTCGGACCGGCGTGGGTGGAATGCGTTGTTGTCATCATGGTTGCGTGTGCAGTATGGCGCCATGGTTGGTTTGGGGTCCGACCGTTGGTATTTGCGCTATTCCGCCTGCTCTGCCGTTGAGCTATCGAAGCTGGATATGTAAAATGGTCCAACCATCTCTGGCGAACCATTTTACAAACATACGACAGTATAGCATTTTAATTGTGACAGTCAAGCATGGCTGTTATTTCTCCGAGGTTGAACACGTACTCTCCTTTGTGTTTTGTCGGCGTGGCGTGGAGTTTGCCTCTGGTGAGCCATTGGCGGATCTGGTCGCTGGTGCAGTGGATGTCCATTTTGGCGAGGTAGCGTGCGACTTCGACTGGTTTTCCGGTGTATTCGAGTTGCCAGAGTTTGTTGTCACGTTCGGCTTTGATGGCTTGGACTCCGCCTTGCCATTTGCAGGCTGGGCATGTCCATGTTTCGGCTTGTGGCGTGCTGGTGGCTTGGTGGCCGCATTTTGGGCAGGTGCCGATGATGACCATGGCTTCTTCCGGCGTCAACGCTTGTTCGTTGCGTCTGGCGATGTGTTCCAGGGCGGCGTAGTCGTCTGCTGCGGTCGGCATGTTCAATATGGTGTGCCGGTTGCTGATGATGGCATACCATGCTTTCCGCCAGTCGTACCCAGCGTATGCCGCTCTGATTTTGCCTGCCTGTTCGGCGAGCCATGCTTCGCTGTCTGCGATGAGGTCCTGCGCGCGGGTGTCGATCGGCAGTGGCGCGTTGCCTTTGTTTGGCGTGTGTGCCGAGGTGCCGATGTGCGCCTGACGGAGCATGATGCTTCGCAGGGCGGGCAGTTGGACGTGTCCGAGCTGGCGGATCAGCTGCCGGTAGGTTTCACGGCAGTTTGCGCAGAGCATGTTCGCCGTCGCCGGTTTCATGGGCTTGTGGCAGTGCTGGCAGTCGGTCAAAGTCTGGTCTCCTTGTCGTGCTGGTGAATGATGGCCGCGATTGCGGCTTTCGGCACTTGTGGCATGAGCGGCGCGATCTCGTCGAGCGCGTAGCCCGCTTGATGCCATTTGATGATCATGTCTTCGAGTATTTTCTTCACTTGTATTCCTCCACTGTGTCGCAGCCGATGGTCTTGCCATGATCGGTCAAACAGACCCAGTTCACGTCGCCGGTCCTGACCGTCACCATGCCGTAATCGTGATGCGTGACCGCATACCAAGACGCATAGATGCCTAATCCCCCCAGGGAGAGCATTGAGGTGCCGAATACCACCAGTGCGCCAATCAGAATTTTCTCAACCTTGTCCAAGTCGCCCATCACTCACCTTCCTTTTCGATTTCGTTGATCTTGTTCTTGAGGGCCGTTAGAATTTCCCGTTTCGTACCGTTGTTCGCGAATGCCCACCAAATGCCTCTAAGCCCCGCCCAATCGGCGTCCCCGAGGGCGGCGAACAATGCATTGCACAGGCCAGACAAATTGGTGTCAGCGTAGAGCGGTATGCCGTGTATCGCCGCGTCGTTCGCATACCAGAGCGCTTTCCTCAAGTCTTCGACGCCGTTCTTCGACTGCCAGCGGTAGCAGTATTTGACCACGTTGCCCCAGTCGAAACTCAACAGGCGGGTCAGTTCGATGCATTCGAACGGGCCGTTCTCGTAATGCTTTGGGTGATTGACGTTGTCCATGTGCTGCTCCTTGACCGATGCCGAATCTGATGATTGCGACGTATAGGCGGCACCGGCCAATACGTTGTCGGCGATGATTTCAAACGGGTTGTGTTTCATTCGATGGTCTCCTTGTATGGGTTGTCGGTGGTGTGCGGCGGGAAATCGCATTCCTGGTCTTTCCAGCCTGCGGCGTAACCTTCCTGCCATGCCCTACGACGCTCGTGTTCCAACCATTCACGGCTGTACATGATTTCCGGTTCGTCGTGTCTCATGATTCCTCCTTTTAGAAAAGTGTTTGCTGTTCGCTGTCTTCGGGTTGCGGCCAGCTGGAATCCGATAGGTCATTCACCGGTAGTCCGGCCCACGGGTCAGGGTTGCCGGGCACCGGCCGCGTTTTCGGAAAACCAGGAAGCGTCGAATAATGGAATCCGTTGTCGCCCACTTCCGCCGGCTTGACGCTGACGGGCATCAGGCCACATTCGTGCGCGCCCAAATATTGGCCGTCCGGACTGATGCCCAATGGTCCGGCGACGGTTTCCAATCTGATGATGTCCATGTGTGACACGCGCCGGATGCGGATAAGCGGCCTGCCAAGAATGATCGCAGTAACCAGGTCGTCACCTTCGATGATTCCCGCGTCCCATGACTGCCAGACCACGTCCCTTTCGCTGAAAATCCACCGGCCGCATGAGCACACGACCGGAAAGAGATGCGCCGGATTGCCTTCCGGGGCGAACCGGCGCATCCACTGTGGCGGTTTCCTGCTCATCCCATCAGTCGCTTCCCAAAACCGTCGGACGCCTCCACGAGCCTGTAGCCGCAGTATGGGCAGGTCACGTAATATGCTCCGACACGTTCTCCGCAATGCGCGCATTCCACATACCTGATCGTCTTGTTCATCTGTCTACCGCCTTCACATTCGTGTCCTCGATTTGATTAGGCACTTCGGACGGCATGGAGCCGCTGTAGCCGAGCATGGAACGGTAGTGGTCGGCTGTCTTTTTGTATGCGTTGATTTGTCCCTTCACGACACCGTATGCGTCCATTTCATGCTGCATCAGAAGAGCGTTCGCTAATCTCAGTCCTTCCACTTCTAGCTGTTCGCACCAGTCGATGACTTCCTGCAATGCTTTGTATTTTTCACTCACGTTCGTTACCATGGTGTTCCTCCTTAGTTGAGGCTTCGTTTGATTGATTTCCAGATCTGGTCGAGTTCGGCATCGGCCAATCCACTATCCCTACCGCGCCGCAGCAGGTCATCGTGGATCTGCTGTTCGTTCTCGGGATGATTCTTCAGCCGTCCGTACGCCCACGCATGCAGCATGCTGTTGCGTTGGCCCTCCGGCACCGGCGTCATATCCGGCGTGCCATTGGAATTCGACGTGGCACGCCTATCGGCCATGACATCGTCCAGACTCATTTGCGGCGCGTCCGGCTTCGGCTCGTTCGTGTAGCCGTAATCCTTGAGCATGCGCATGACCGCCTCGCTTGCCTCCGGCACCACGCCGGCGGGCAGATCCGCCAGCTCATACCGTTTGCCGTCGATGACGCTGCCGGGGCCAAGCACATAACCCTTGTTGCTCACACGCAGGTCGATCGGCAGATTCTGCTCATGCACCGCGTTCTTCAATAATCCGATATCCATGCCGGCTGGCATGCGATAGTACAGGTGCATGCCATGCGGTGTTTTCGTGACCAGCGTGGCAGGAAGCATGTCGGTGCCATAGTCGCCGGTCAACGCCTGCAAGCACTGCCAGCCGTCAGGACCGCCATCCTCGGACGGCTTGTCGCAGTCGATGACGAAACAGTCGCCGAGCGGAACGACCGCATACCTGCTCATCTGGCCGGTGATGAACGATGCGTCCACGTGGCTATCGTCAGACGGATTCAACCGCTTCCACGACAACGACACCTTTCCATCAACAGCGCCGCCGGATTTGCGTGCCTTGCCCTCGCATGGAGCGAAACCGACATGGCCATCCAACGCAGATTCGACGATGCCGGCCAGATCATGACAATCGCCCACATCCTCCAACGGGAGCAGACTGTCACGAGACGGCTTCGACAATGCCGTCTGCCACCAAGTGTCGGCAGGCTCCGTCTCGTTGTCGAGAGCGGCCTTACGGTACGCGTCGAAACGGTCACGGTTGACGACGCGGACGACACGCGGCTGTCCCTTGCCAGGCAATGCCCTGGAACGCGCGTTCTCCAATCCGAGCACGTCCATAATGGATTGCGGAATGGTCGTGTGGAATTCCTTACGGTAGTCGCCTTTCACGGCAACCGGGTCCCCATACTGCTCTTCGTTCGACGCGATTTCGCTGATCAGCCAATACATCTCATCGCTGATGTTGCGGGCAGGACTCAGATTCACGATCTCCGGCTCGTCCGACCTCTCCCACAGGCGGCACGACAGCACGAAGAACGCTGCGGGATGCCGATGACAGAAACCCTCGATCGCATGATATTCGTCATACGAACGACCCTTCGACTGGTGGAATTCCACCTTGACGAAGCGTCGCACGTCCGAATTCTCACCGGAATCCGCGAACTGCATGTTCGTCAGAATCAGCAACGTCGCAGATGGCGTCATCACGCGATAACGACCGCCGGTAACGCGGGCATTGACCTGCGAGCCGGTCGACAATGCTCGCAGTAAAGGAAGCATGTCCTCAGTGACCGCGCAGGCCTCGTCGTCAATCGCGAATGCCTTGCCGTCCATCTCATCATTCATCGATTCGCGGCCAAGCGTATAGCCGCCTCCTGCGCAGTAGCCTTGCACGCTGAAGCCGGGAAACACCTTGCCTACACCCAACACGCCAAGCAACGCCTGACGGGCGATCAGCGTCTTGCCATCACCACCATGGCCGGACAGCACATAGGAAAGCTGCTTGAACGGTTCCAACCACGGAGTCGCGAACATGCGGCATAGATTCGCATAGGACTTCTCGTCGACGGTCAGCCATCTGAGTATCCGTTCCGCGTCCTTCAAAGCCTGATTGCCCATGCCGGCAGGCGAGAAAGTCTGTGTGACGGCGATATCCGGCTCATTCTGCAGGCAAACGACTTTGCCATCGCGCCGCACCCATACGCAGGGGTCGCAGCGCACGCCGCGCTCGACTTGGTCGAACCATTGGCTTCGCTTCGCCTCGCGCAGGATCGTGGCCGAATAGAGCGGATTGCGGTCGCCGCTGCGCGCGTTGCCGCCGATATGGTATTCATCCTCGATGGTCTTGACCGGATGCCAGCTGTTGAGCAGCAGTCGTTCGCCTTCGTGGTCGGCCATGTCCGGGTCGCGACGCCATAACCTGTCCTGTGACGGACAGTAGCGAAGGTGGCCTTCGCGGAGTTCCCATATGGCTTTCTGATATCCGGCCGCCACGACGGGCTCCTTCTTGCGTCGGTCGTTCTCTCCGCCGCCTTGGCAGATGAGTTCGAGGTTGTGGCCGGTGATGGTCGTGACGATCGTGTGGTCGTTCGCCGGAGTGAAGGTGAGTGCAAGCATGTGGAAGATTCCTGCGAAAATTGCCGGCAGGTCTTCGGTTGGTATCGGCTGGTATTGGCGATAGTCCCTCATTTTTCCACCTCCTTTTTCGCTGTGCCGTTCCACGCCCATAACACACAACACAAAACAAACAAAATAAATACATATATAAAAAACAATGGAACATTGGTTGTTTGTTTATATATGGTTGAAATTCCGGCACTTTCACTGTGCCAAAGCTTTGGCACAGAATGGCACATGTGCCGTTTTTTTGATGATGGGAGCTGTTCCACTGTGCATACCTGTGCCATTTCCATAGGTTTCCTCTCGAAGAGACTCGTCATGTTTGGAACAAGCGTCCGCCGCCGTTGTGTCCGAGGCGGACGCTGTCGAATTCATGACCGGCCTAGAATTCAGGCTCTCGTCCACTGCCTGCGCCGAACGCGTTGACGACCTGGTCGACCGGCTTGCCGAGGAGTCCCGCGATCTCCTGCGCGGTCTTTCCCGCAGCTGCGAGCTGGCTTATGGTCTGCCTGTCGCTCGCGGTCAATCCGGTCGGCTGTCCATAGGCGGACTGTTGGGGCTGCTGTGGCGCATACTGCTGCTGTCCTGCCTGCGGGTCGTTCATCGCCGCGTTCAGATCGGACTGCTTCTTCGGCGTGACGACGTAGTCGTAGATCTTCGCATCGTTGTATCCGCGGGTCTTCGCTGGCTGCGTGCGCGCGAACGTGGCTTTCAGATGGTCGCCGACGTTCGGATGGTCGCCGACTCCGGCCTGACGGCATGCGAGGCGCAATTGGCCGATGTTGTAGCCTTTGACGTACACGCCGCGGATGCCGCTGTCTCCGACCCTGTCGGGGTCCTGCAGGCTGGTCTGCAAGTGGATGACGACCTGCGGTTTCGCCTTGCCGTTCGGATAGTACAATGGTTCGCCGGTGGTGAAGTCTGTCTGCTGTTCCGCGCGGATTTCGACGATTTCGCCTTCCACGCTGGTGCCGATCGGATCGTCCTTGCTGAACGCGCTGGGCGCGCCTCCTTGCATGACGTCGTCGAGGCTCAACGCTTCGGCGGACTGCTGCTGCGCCTGTTGTGGCCGGTAGCTGGCTCCGCCTTGCTGGGTGAATCCGCCACCATAGTTTTGTGTTCCGAACATTGTGTTTTTTACCTTTCTGTTTCCCTGTAGGTGGATTCGAGCAGCCCGACGAGCTGCCCCCATTTGTCCGGCAATGCCGGATATTGGTCTTCGTTGAGTTCGGAGAGGTTTCCGAGCTGGTCGTCCGGCCATGTGCCGCATTGGAAGCAGTGGGTCGGACTGGTCGGCAGGGCGTGGATCCACGCGTCACGCGTTTCGACGCCGTCCTCCTGTTCGATGAGGTCGAGGAGGTTGACGATGAGCTGCGCGCGGCTTAAAGCCCATTTGCCGGGTTTCGGGTCGAAGTCGAATTCGATTGGCAGTGCGTCGGCCAGGCTGACGCTGTTCCTGGGCAGGAAGTAGATGGCGTTCCTTTTGCATGGTTCGCCGTCGTTTTCCAATCCGATGCCATATAGGCTTGCTTGGATGCGGTATTGTTGGCTTGGCCCGTTGGCTTTGACGTTGCGGATCGTGGTGTTGCCGGTGATTTTCCAGTCGATGGTCATGCCGGTCTTCGCATCCCACAGGTCGATGCTGCCGCTGATTTTCTGGAGGCCGTGCAAACCATGGATTTCACCCACGTGCACGGTCTTTTCGGCTTCGAACCGGCTGGTAGTCTCGTCATGGTCGCCGACGCCACTGCCCTCGTCGGGCACATGGATGGTGGTCATTTCACGATTCTCGTCGAACAGTTGCTCGAATCGGGCGTGGACTGCCGTGCCGATGAATGGGAGCCATGCGGCCGACTGGCGTTTCTCCCATCCTGCGAGCCGGGCGGCGAGGCAGTGGAGGCAGTCGGTGCCGAGTTCCGATGGTCCGATCTCCTTTTGCAGGCTTCTCGGCTGGTTGGTGATGTGGTCTTCGATGATGCCGCGTATCTCATCCCATTCCGTCGACTTCACCGTGGGTGCCGGCGTCGTTTCCGGTGTGGTCTGGTTTGCGGCCATGACGGCTTCAAGGTCGAGTTCGCTGGCCATTTTCATGCCTCGCATTTCACGTCGAATAGGTAGCGGTACAGGAGGTCGGAAAAGTATCCGAGGTCGTCCGCGTCGATGAGATACACGTTCTCGCTTAAGGACTTGTCGTAGGCGTCCAGCGCGTTGTTCAACGCGTGGTTGAAGTGTTGTCTGATGATCTTGTCGCCCATCATTCGACCACCAGGCTTGCCGCGCCGACTTTCACGCAATCCTGCAAAGCGTTTTCGCCGACCAGTTTGATGATCGCGGACAATGCTTTCGGCTTGACCTGATAGCAGTCCGCATGCTGTTGGATTGGGAAGTGTTTTTCGAATGCTTTGGCGTCGAGGTTGCGTTTGCCTTTCTTGATTTTCACGGTCAATGGTCCGGCCGCGTATTCGCCGGGCTCGCGGTTTTCCATGATGAGTGCTTTGAGACTGTCGGCCTGTTCCTGCAGTTGGTGGATTCGGTCGAGGATTTCCGCGTATCTGCTTGCCAGCGTGGCCAGTTCCTGCTGTTCTGCCATTGGTCAGTCCTCCTGTGTTTCTTCGAGTTCGGCCTGTTCCGCTTCGGTTTTCTCCGATTCGGCCAGCTTGTTGTCGTCGAGCTCTTTCCTGCAGTGGAGTGGATTGCGGAGGAGTCGGCTGATCGCGGCGCCTTCCTTGACGACGTTCTGGCAGATGCCGATGCATTCCGCGACGACGACGGCGGGCGTGCCGTACAGTTCTTTCTTTTCGATGGTCGTGTCGGCCTTGTCGATGAACGATGCGGCGGCGTCGCCTATCTTGCTGGCGGCCGGATAGAGGCTTGCGAGGTCGGCGTTCATGTCCTCGTCGTCGATGAGGGACTGTACGACGTAGTTGCTGCGGGTGGTTTTCTTCATTGGTTTCTCCTTATCTTGGAACGTATTCCTGTTGGAAGTTGATAATTGCCTGCGTGCACGGCTGGTAGGGGCTGCCGTGCCAGGTGAGCGGGTCGCCGGTCTTGCGTTTGCGGGGGCCGCGCGTGCCAAGCACGAGCTTGTCGGGGCGTCTTACGTGGACGTTCGCGTCGATGATCTGCCGGTCATCCTCGTATGCGACGCCGTTGAGCGCGTCGGTGAAGAGTTTCGCGAGATTGTCCCAGTCGCGTCCGCGCCGTGTCATGGTCCAGAAGATGAGTGTGATGGCGACCGGGCCTTTGTATGGGGGCAGGTCTGGGTATTGTCGTCGCCATTCCGAGTAGACGCGATTTTCCGCTTTCCGCGTGGCTTCGGGGGTGATGCCGTGGCCGTTGTAGACGCGTGGACGGCCTTTTGACTGTGGGTCTCCTGGGATTGTCAGCCTGCAGGCGGCCGGCCATGATGGCAGGTCGAGCGTGTCGAAGCTCATTTCGCCGCGTCCTTGCTGTAGTTGGCTTTCAAGTCCATGAGTTCGCCGTTGAGGAGTTTCGTGGCGAATCCGTAGACGACTTTGTCGTTGGTTTCGAACGCGGTTCGTTGCAATGCCGAGATGGAGTCGAAAATGCCGGTCAATGCGTTGGAGATGATGGCACGTGGGTCGGCTGTGGCTTGTGGCGTGCTGGTGATAATTCCGGTGGTGACGCCGTTTACCGTGAGCTTCGATTCGGTGACGTCGGTCGGCGTGAGTTTCTGTGTGGTGGTCATGGTTTCTTTCTTCTTTCCGCTTGTGGTTGTTTCCCGTGCTTTGCTGCGTGGCGAGTGCTTGTCGAAGGCCGGCAATAGTCCCTCCTTGCGGAGCTGGCTGAGAATGTTGCCGACCGTTTTCGGACTCAGGCCGAGCGCTTCGGCGGTTTCCTTGCCGTCGAACGGTTGGCCTTGGCTGATGCGTTTTTTGCAGTGCGCGAGGATGCAGTCTCGTTTCGACGGTTTCTCCGGCAGTCCTTGCGTGAGGAGTCCGGCCTTGCGCAACGCCCGCATTTCGTCGAGTTCGAGTCCACCCTCTCCTGACTCGTTGTAGATTTTTCTCAGTTCGGATAATTCTTCGAACGTGTATTCGTGTTTCAACGTGTTCCTTTCCTGAGTTTTTCGATGAGCGCGTGGTTGCCGCTGATGAACTCGTCCACGTCGATTCCCTGCTGGGTGAGGGTCGGCTTGTTGTCGCCGAAGCGTGCTTTCACGTCGCTTGTGACGTTCGGACTGCTTTTAACCCGTGAGCCGGGATGAGCATGCCGTTTTTTCACCTCGCCACCGTCCTTCGGTATTCGTGCGCAGAAGCCCACCGTTCGGCCACGGCGCGTTGGTATCTGACTTTGCGCCTGTCCTGATGTCCTTCGGGCGGTTCCACGCCGATTTTCAAGTACGGCGGGCCTTTGCCGGTACTCCGCCAGTTGGCGAGGGTGCGCACGCTCATGCCGAGCATGACGGCCAGTTCGGCTGGCGTGAGCAGATCGGTCATGGCCTGCCGTCCTGAATGTCGCCCATCGGGTCGATGTGGAGGCCGTCGAGCATTTCCACGGTGTCGCCGCCGCGTTCGAGGTGACGTTTGAGCGCCTTGTCGATGGCCTGGCATGCGGTTCGGGCGGCAAGCGCGGTGGCCTCGCCGAGTCTGTTGCCGGTCAGGGTGACGCTGATCAGGCCGCCGTCCAGCGGCATGTCAAGTGCGGCGACGAACATTGGGTCGGATTCCGGGTTATCGGGGTCGATGTCGACGCAGAGCACCCATTTTGCCGACTGTGGTTTGTTTTCGTCCATGGTGTGGTTTCCTTTGCTTGTTTGGCGTTGTGTGCCCCGTCCTGACGAGTGGATGGGGCTGAGTGGCTGGCATTGGAGTCGAACCAGTGCCGTCCGTGGATTCCGAGCGCCCCTTTGACTGTTGGAACAACGACCTGAACGTGTTCGCGGTCGGTGGCGTGGCCGACGGTGACTGGCCGTCAGGCGGATTTGAAAGGGTCTGCAAGCACCGGAGTGCCTGCGTTTTTGATAGAGAGAAGAAGATTTGGAATCCGTGGACGGGCGAACCGTCGCCCAGCCGAAGCCACGACAGAGTGATGTGTATGTAAACGCCGTGGCGGATTATTTTGTTGTTTGTCGATATCAGTTATGGTTCCCGCCAGCCGACAATGGTGAACGTGGATGTCCGCGAAAACATCCCTAATTGGTTTGTTTTGTTGGACTGTCGGCTGGTGGGAAGTCTTTAATCTCGTGGCGCGAAACGCACGGTCAGCCATAGGCCGGTCAGAATGTAGATGACGCTCACAAGGACGGTCGCAGTCTGCGAGTCGGCTGTACGCCACGTGAAGAGGAGTGTGGCCGAGGCGGTGCATGCGATGATGGCGAGCAGGGTCTTGATGCGGCGGAGCGTGTAGTTCGGCTTCCTGACTTCGTGGTTGCTGCCATGGCTGGTCATTTGTCTGCCTCCAGTTCCTTGAGGATTCGATTGCATTCGCGGCGGATGCGCTGCACCTCGGTCTTGGTGAGGTTGAAGTCGTATTGGCCGGTCGAGGTGCGGAGGCTCATTCGGGCCATCGTCACCCCGTTTTTTGGCGAATGTCTTGATTTCGAATCCGCCGTCGTCCATCCAGCTCATCGCGTGTCTCCCACCTTGTCGTTGAGTTCGAGCAGGTCGAGTTGTTCACGGCATTTCGCTTCGATTTGCGTCCGCCTGGTCTCGTCAGTCTCCTCGCTGAGCTGGGTGAACAGGTCGCGCAGATTCTGGAGGATCTGATCTCGTTGTTCCAGGAATGTCATCTTGTTGCTCCGATCTTGTTGGAGAGGTTGTAGGCGATGTCTTCGATTTCCGCCGAGGTGAAGTCCGCGAGGGTGACGTCTTGGATGCCGTCCACGAGGCTGGCGCTGCCGTCCTCATGGAGACGGATGTAGAAGCCGCTTGATGCGAGCAGCAGGCTTCCGGTTTCGTGGAGTGTCGGCGGTTTTGGCGGGTTGAGTAGTTGGCTGGTCATTTCCGCGCTTCCTTGACGATCGTGTCGATGATGACGTCCACGAGACCGGATACGTCGAGGTCGACGTATCCGACGATGCGGTCGAGCGACCTCATGGCCTCCGCATCCCCGGCCTTGAATGGGTGGACTATTTCGCCATGGGTCTCGAATTCGTCGAAGACGGCTTCCACGCAGGCCTTGCGCAGTTCTTTGGTGTAGGTCTTGCTGTCCATCGGACACTCCTTTGTGGGTTTCAGGCTTTGAATTGTTTGATGCTGTCGATTGGCTGGATGAGGAGCATGACGAGGTTTTCGGGTTCCATGTCGAGCATGGATGCCGCTTTTTCGATTTCGTCTGTCGAGAGTGGCGTGTGGCCTTTGAGCCTGTTGTTTACGGCTCTTATTTCGAGGCCCCATGCTTTTGCTAGGTCTTTCGGTGTCTTGTCGTGTCTTGCGAGTTCCGCTTTGAGGTTTCTGGTGGCTGTTTCCGTCAGACAGGCCATTCATCCTCCTCGATTCCCTGTTTGGTGAGGCAGGCTCTCCAGTCGTGCCAGCCGGGGCCGCGCATGTGGCCGCATGGGTAGTGGTCGGGGGTCTTGGTTCTTTTGGTGCTCAACATCTCGTTTTTCCTTTCGACGGTTTTAATCTATGCAAATTCGTAGATTTAGACTATGAATTTGCATAGTTCTTTACAATTTGTACACATTGACTACGTAATTGGCTATACTGGAGGCATGGGTATGAAAGCAAACGAAGTGACCGCATTCGCAAAACAGGTCATGCGAGAGTGCGTCAGGCTTCAAAAGCAAAGCGGCATGACCATCAAGGAATTCACCAAGGCTTGCGGCTTCGGCGAGGACTACTGGTACAAACGGCAGAACTTCACGCGCCCGCTCAATCTGAGTGACCTGGAACGCATCAGCGAAGTGACCGGCGTACCCATCGGAGACATCGTGATGGACTCCAAACGCCATGCGGTCGAAGCCGCCGAGAGGAAAGCGCAGGCAGGCGGCTATGGTCTTGCCGCCTATAACACAGCGGGCAAGCAGGAGGCCATCGATGGAGAGGCTGGGCCAGATTACGACGAGCCTGCCTGACCTGCCGATCGACCGGCGCATGACATACGGCGCCATGCGCCGCGCCATCATCGGCCTGCCTGTCACCGTATCCAGCGCCATCCTGCCGGACGGACTATGGGGTTGCTACGACGACGAAACCCGCGTCATCCTCATAGACCGTCGGCTCACTTATGCGGCGAAGCGCTGCACGTTGGTGCACGAGCTCTTGCATTGGCGGCACGGCGACACGTCATGTGGCCATGTGGCACAGAGTCGCGAGGAGCATAGGGCAAGACGCGAAACCGCCTTGACGCTGATAGACCCACTCCGCTACGGCATGCTCGAACAAATGTACGAGGGGAATTCGTGGAATATCGCCCAGGAACTGGAGGTGACCCAGCAGGTGCTCGGAGACTTCCGACTGGCAATGTCTGAGCGAGTCTGCATCATTTAAGCGATAGAACCAAGAAGAAGGGAGAATAACGATGGAATTTGAAGAGAGCCTTAATCAGGTTGCGGCAAAGGTACGCGGCCTAAAGGATGGAATCGAGACCGAAGAAGCTACAAAGAACGCTTTTATCATGCCGTTCATCGGCCAGGTACTCGGTTATGACGTATTCAATCCAACCGAAGTCGTGCCAGAATTCACCGCCGACGTTGGAGTCAAAAAAGGCGAAAAGGTCGATTACGCGCTCGTGCACGACGATCAAGTGCAGATTCTTATCGAATGCAAGAAGATCGGCGTACCGCTCAGCTTGGAGAACGCAAGCCAGCTGTACCGGTATTTCGCGGTGACGAACGCGCGCATCGGCGTTCTGACCAACGGCCAGGTATGGAATTTCTACATGGACATCGATGAACCGAACCGCATGGACTCGAAACCGTTCCTGGTGCTGGATCTATTGGATATCGACCCGACGATAATCCCGGCGTTGCAGAAGCTGACCAAGCCGGCGTTCGACCTTGATTCCATCGCCAGCAGTGCCGAAGAGCTCAAATACGTGGGTGCACTCAAGAGGGCCGTCGGCGACGAGTTCAAAGAGCCGTCGGACGAATTCGTGAAGCTGCTCGCCTCGCACGTGTACGAAGGCGCGTTCTATGCGTCGGTCATGGAGAAGTTCAGGCCATTGGTGGCGAAGGCGCTGAAGCAGTATCTGTCAGATCAGGTCAACGATCGACTCAAGACGGCACTCGGCGCGGATGATATCAAGATCGACACAATCGAGCCAGACGCAAACGAGGAAACAAACGACGAAGACGAATCCAATGGCAACGACGACGATGGAATCGTCACCACCGAGGAGGAAATCGCCGGTTACCGAATCATCAAAGCCATCGCATGCAGCGATGTGGATCCGGAACGTGTAACGATGAGAGACGCAAAGGGATACTGCGCAGTATTCCTCGACGATAACAACCGCAAGCCAATTGTTCGTCTTTATTTCAACACTAAGCAGAAATATCTCGGTGTTTTCGACGAAAACAAGAACTGCGAGCGTATGCCTATCGATACGCTTAATGGTATCTATGCATACTCTGAGCAGATTCGCGAAGAGGTGCGCCGCCTTCTATAACAGCATCATTGAAAACAGTTCGAGTCCCGATGTGCAGCTCAATGAATGTCGGGACTCTGCCTTAAAAGCTGTGCGCATTGGTGACGTGCAGACTCGAATCATCGCATAGCGTCATCAATGCTCTTTGCCCCACATTTGTGGGGCTTTTTTCATATGCGCTTATATTTAAGCCGGCTGGCCTGTAACGTGGGTAAGCGTTGATTTTCCGGCACATTCTCCTTATAAAAAGAATGTTAAAGCATGTATAGCTTATATATGTGCAATCACAATTGCACCAAACGTCTCTACTTTCTCTTTTGCAATTTTACTCGCTGTGCAATTTGACTTTTACTTTCGAGTGCAATTACAATGCAGTTATAAACGAAAAAGCCCCGACGCTGACCAGAGCAAATCGGGGCGACGGAAAACCAGCTAGATTCTCCATGCACCATTCTAAGGCAAAGCATGGAGGGAAAGACATGGAAGACATGGGATACCAGAACACGCAAGCCCTTTACGACCTAAACCGCACCGGACGCCTCGCCAAGAAGCGCGGAGACAACCTGACCTGCTACACCACTGCGCAACTCGCAATCTCCTTCATGTGCTCCATGACCTACGACTGGGACCGCGAACGCAACCAGCCGCCCGAGAAGCTGCGCAAGGTCAACGCGCCATGCCGCTACTACACGCTCGGCTGGCGCGCCATCGCCGACGCATACGGCATGATTCTGCTCACGCCGGAGCAGTCCATGGGCGAGAATGCCGATAAGGAGATGAAGAAGCGCGAGAACACAGTCAAGACGAACATAAGCAACGCCTGGCTGTTCCTCCAGGAGCGTGGTGTGATCAAAAAGCTGGAACCCGCTTCGCTCGGCAAGAACGCCGGCTTCCTGCTCCTGCTTGGCGACGACGAGGAGAATCGTGCGGTGGAACGGTGGGCGCGCCAATGCCTCAACCTGCCGATGGTCTGGTGATTCCGTGCCCACATTTTGCCCACGTCCTTCCGGTAATTGACGTGAATTGCAGTGATTTGAAGTGAATTGCAAACCATGCGGGAACCGTTGGAAACACTGAGAAAACGGCGGAATCATGCGGAAGCTGGAAAACGCTACATGTAATCTGCAGATACATGCGCGACTCAACGAAACGCCAATGATGGCAACGGTTGAAACCGTCAATCAGGCCATCGTGCCCACATTTTGCCCACGTCACGCGGCAAGACTCCGCCCCTCGCCAATCGCCTTGACCAGCAAGCCATTCATCGCCTCGCCCACGGCATCCAGATCATCATCGAACAGGTCGGCGTACACATCCAAGGTCATGGCGGCCGATTTATGGCCAAGCTGCCGCTGCACGGCTTTGACGTTCGCACCGGCGTGCACCAGCAGCGAGGCGCACGTGTGGCGCAGGTCATGCACCGTCATCGACGCGGCGGCATCCTCGTCAAGGACCGCGCGCTTCGCGCGGCAGAACCAGTCACCACGGTAACGTCCATGCGCGCGCCGAAGATACGAGCCTGTGCGCTTGTCGGGGAAAAGCAGGTCGGACGGCTGACGGCCCTTGCAAGCCTCCTCAAGGCATGGCCTGAGTAGGCTTGGGAAAATCACCGTGCGCGTCTCGCCGGTCTTCGTGGTGCCGACCACGAAGTGGTCCCTGATCTCGGACACAGTGCGCAGGACGTGGATGCGCTGACGTGCGAAATCGACGTCACCGACCTGCAAGCCGACCAGCTCGCCCCAACGCAATCCACAGAGGCCCAGCGTGAGCACGATGGGCCGATGCCAGCCGGAAGCGTCCGCCAAAGCCAGCAATTGGTCGACGCTCAAGTAGACGTGCTTTTTCGGAACCATCCTAGGCAAGGCGATATCTTCGCATGGATTGTCGTGGATGCATTTATCGGCCTTGGCTTTCCTGACGAGCGCGCCGAGCGTAAAAAAGGCGCGTCTGGTCAGACTCGCGCTTTTCGTTTCCGCCAGCTCGCTGACCCACACCTGCACTTCATCGTGCGTGATCGACTGGACTTCGCGCAAGCCCCATTTCGGCTTGACATGGATGCGCCACACGCGGTCGATAAGGTCGATGGTGCCTGCTTTCGATTCGGTCTTCTTGGCGGCGATCCACGGCTCCCAGAAGTCCTCCACGAGTCTGCGTCCGGCTTGTGGGTCGATGTAAGCTCCGACGCTTTTGGCGGTGGTCACGTTGGCCGCGCCCCATGCGTCGGCGTCCATCTTGCGCTTGAAGCCGCGTTTGCCGGTCGCGCTGCCGTCCGGCTTGCGGTAGCGCACCTCGTAGCGTTTGCCGCTTTTCGTCGTGTATTGGCGGATTGTGTAGGCCATGCTGGTCTCCTTTGCTGACATGGCCGATTATATAAGAGAGGCGGAGCCTCGCATTGCCCTGGCTCCGCCTTGTCCATCGTGTCAGCAAAGGACGATTCCAGTCTAGTGTGCGACACGCCCAGCTTGATTATTACCGCAAGTGCGGTATTATAAGAGTGTCAGCAAAGAACAAGCAAGGAGCACAAAATGGCACACTACGACGCGAAATACAGCTGCGGACACGAAGAGCGCATCGAACTCTTCGGCAAGACCAGCAAGCGCGAAAGCTACCTCGAATGGCTCACAACGCAAAAATGCCCGGAATGCCGCCGCAAGGAACGCGACGAGCGTCTGGCGGCGGAGAACGCCAAGAACGCCGGATGGCGCGAACAGCATCACGTCGAAGAGATCATGCCGAACCTCGACGGCACGCCGAAGCAGGTCAAGTGGGCGAACGACCTGCGCGACGGAGTCATCAACCGCACGAGCCACGACCTGCGCGAGCGGTTCCAGCCACGCATGCTCTCCATCATCGCCGAATACACCAGCGCGGCATGGTGGATTGAAAACCGCGGCGAAGCCTTCGACGTACTGGCCCACGTCATGTTCGACCGACTTGTCGCCGAGAAGAAGGCCGGAATGTCGAACGAGCTGGATTGACACGACGCGCCAACCCGAGTATCGTGAGGTGTGTCGTCCCGGCATGAGATGCCGGAACGTGGATTGAAATTATGTGTAATATGCGTGAATCGAAAAATGCATATCAGGCATGTTTTGATGTCGCGAGACGCCTCGGCTTCGGTCGGGGCGTTTTGTTTTAGCGTCCGCATGGACGGAAACAACATGGAGGAACACGAATGACTTTGCGTGCGATGCGCGAACGCGCCGGATTGTCGCAGCAGGATTTACGCGCGAAGGTCGGAATCAATTCGATCTCGTATTTCTGGGCTTTGGAGGCCTGGGACTCCACACCTCGGCCGAAGCGTGCGCGGGATCCGCATACGATGCGTTTGGATACTGCGAAGAGGGTGTCCGAGGCGCTTGGCGTCTCCCTTGACGGACTGTGGAACGGTTTGGATTGATTTTCACGGCGTGTCCGACTTGATTATTACCGCACTTGCGGTAATATAAGAGTGTCAGCAAAAAGAAAGGACGAACCAAAATGGCGACGATCACATTCACCACGCGCTGCACCAACAAGACGGTCTCGCTCCCGTCCGAGGAGGCCATCGAACGACTTTTCAACGACGCCGACGAATGGTTCGCATTCCAACACCGCGCACCGGAAACGGAGATGGAACTGTTCATCGCGTCGACCTACGACACAGAGAAGACCACCATCAACCCCTACGCCACAGAGATCGACGTCAATGGCGTGCCAATGGCCATCTCGATAAAAGAGGGTGACGGAATCGCCATCCGCCCAGGCGAATGGGCGTCCGGCGCATACGAGGATTGGGAGAAGACCGACCGGAACACACTGCTGGCCGACATCAACCGCATGGCGTGCCGGCCTATGGACACGATCGGAGCGCCGACCCTTTGCGAGGTTCGCGAATACGGCGATTGCATTTGGAACCGCGAAGACTAATCCCCGCCTAGAAAACGGTGAATCCTCATACTATTCTTGACATTTTTTATCATGGAGGTTGAAATGACTGATTTTAACGCATACGTTGATTTGATGGAGCCGAATAATGAGATTTTGAAATATCCGTTGTCCAATGGTGATGACGTGTGTTTTCATATTCGCATTTTCGATGGGCCTATCGATTTCGATGATGATGAGAACGAGGTGGATTATCTGAATCTTGATCCTGATGATTGGGAGAAGAATGATTTCACGCCCGATATTAAGAAGGTCCTTGAAGAGAACGGTTATCGTCTCACGTCCGAATGTGAGACCGATGGCGATATTCTCTCGTTCACCTGCGTGAAGGACGCTTGACTGCTCCAAGGCCGCGAAACGCAGGGCATCGAAGCCAGATTCAAGCGACTCGCGAACACGCGCTGAAAACGCAAAAACGCCCCTCCCCCAGCATGATGCTGAGAGAGGGGCGATGTTGCATAAGGGTGCAAAATATTCCAACAGGAATCAAACCGCACGAATTTTCATGCGAGGTTTTCGATGATCCGCTTCTCGTTTTCGCTGAGCGGCCATATGGTCACATCCTCCGCGGCCTTCAGTTCCGCGGCCTTCAGTTCCGCGGCCTTCAGTTCCGCGGCCTTCAGTTCCGCGGCCTTCAGTTCCGCCGCCTTGGCTCCGCTCAGGAGATAGCCGCTGCCGAAGATGGCCTTCCTCGCCGCCCTCTGCGAGTCAAGCGCCCGAATGAACGCCACATCCGAAGCCTTGACGCGGAAATCCACGCCAGCCTTGCCGACCTTATTCAGTCGTGCGACGGTCAACAATTCCGGCGGATACGCATACTTCGGCAGATGTTTCCTGCTTTCGCGCCTGACTCGTTTCACCGCATCGTTGACCAGCTTCGTCAGATCCGGTGCGGTGCGAATCAGGTCATCGCCGAAACTCGTCACGAAGCTGGTGTTGACGATAGCGCCGTTGGCGTATTCGATCGCGCAATCAGTGACCAGCATATGCGCGCCGTTGCGCGACGTGCTGCTGAAAATCGTGAGGTTCGGAGCGAACAAGAAGAAAGGAATATGGTTGTCACGGTAGAACGTGCATATCTTCGATAGAATCGAGAAAGGTGGATTGTCCACCACCACCTTGCCGTCCGAATAGTCGAAACTCTCGTAGTCGCCGCCAGGATAGAAGGGGCGCACCACTTTGCTCGGGTCGATGCCATATTCGTGGCATGCCCAGTCCTTTATGGTCTCATACACTGCGGGGGGGGTGTAGCAGTCGTCCGTGGTCTTCTTATGTTTGAATTTGTCCACGAACGCATCATAATCGTCAATCGTCTGCTGTCTGATGCCCATTTTGAAAGTCCTAAAAATAAGGCCCCTCCTCCATGATGGAGAAGGGGCAAATGTTAAAAAACGGGTGTAAAAAATTCCACGGACACTACAGTGCCGCAAATTTTTCCACACCCGAGTTTGAGTTTCCGGCGCGAGGTCGAGTCTCACGACTGTCAGGCGTTGCGCAGCGGATTATAGGCGACGCCAAGACCGCTGGCGATGAAGCCGGCCACGGTCGAAATGTAGCCGCCGATGGCCGCATCACCGAACGTCATAAAACCAAGGCCGACGCACGAAGCGATCAGACCCAACACATAGACGACGGTACGCACCTGCTTCGAAAATACGGGCGTGTACGCGCTGTCGGTGCCGTCCTCGCGCTCGTTGGTGAGATTGGCGATGGTTGTCTCCAAAGTGGATGGTTCTGCATGTTCTGCCATTAATACCTTCCTTTCAGGCTTTGACGAGATACCAGGTTGACTTGTCCTCCGGTGCCAGCGCGATGTAGCGCACCGCTCCGCTGTAAGCCACGTAGCGGCCCCAGATGTAGCCGTCCGCGACCGTGCCCCAATGATCCAGATTGACGGTCTGGCCGCTGGAATAGGTGGCGACCACATTGCCGGATACGCTCGGACGGTCGCGCACGTTGAGCCCGTCCACGGCCACACGATACGTGCCCTGCAACACGTTCACGGCGGACGATGCCGTGGCTTCCTGCGTCGGCTGGGCGGTGGACGGCGGCGCTGCCGTGCCGGTCATCCTGTCATACCATGCCTGGGCGCGAGCCATGTAGGCCGCGTTCTGGCTTCCGGCGAGGCTGGCCGGGCATGAGGTCGAAGTGAAGTCGGAGTGCGGGAACACGTTCACGCGCCACTGCGGTCGGCCGAGGCCGTAACGCTTGCAGAGCGCGGCCACCAGATGCGCACCATTGTCCAACGTCGCTTCGGAGATCATCCACGGATCGGCCGAAACGTCCGCATGCTCCACGCCGATGGACGTGAGATTAGCATTCCAATCGCCCGAATGCCATGCGGTATCGGTATCCCACACGTGCTGCGAGACGCGGCCGTCCACGGCCACCTGGTAGTGGGCGCTGGCCTCGCGGGTCTGCCACACGTCGTAGATCTGGCGTGCGGTGAGGTTGCCGCCATTATGATGCAAAACGATCTTGTCGACCTTGCATCCCTGACGGCCCTTGGTCATGTGGGTGGAGAGGATGAGATTCTCGTCCGCCTCCAGATTCTCCCATGATTTCATATGTTTCCTCCTTTTTGATGGTTTTTAAGCGAAGACGAGCGTCCACATCATGACGGCCATCTCCAGCAGTCGCAGGAGCGGCAGCATGAGCAGAACGACGCAGACAAGCACGAACGCGGCCAAAAGCAGCGGCACGACACAGGTGAGCCATACCGGCACGTCATGGCCCCGCCACAACAGCCACGCCACCGCAAGCAGCAGCACGACGAACACGGCGGCAGCGGACGTCAAAGCGAGCATGCTGGCCGTCATTGCCGGTCCTCCAAGTATTTTTCGGCGGCGTTGACTATCCAGCATCGCGCGTCGAGTTTTTCAAGCTTGGCGAGCTCGTATCGAACGGCCTCAGAATGGTCGTGCGACTGGTCGCCGTAGATCAGGCTGATGATCGTGTTTTTGATCGTGTCTCGGCGGAGCTCGTCCATGCGATCGTCGAATTTCTCGGTACGTTCGCCAAGCTGCCGGAGCTTGGCGAAATGCTGGCTGAGCGGCGAATCGTACGGCAGGCGTTCCGGTCGCACGTGCGCGTACAGGCCGGTCGCCAACGCGTCCAACGCGCCCGGCCAGACTTTCAGGCCGAGCGTGATGAGCGCGCACGCGCCACCCACCCCACCGAAACCTGCTAGAAAATTTTGCAGCACATTACTTCTCCTTTATGGAAAAGCCCCGCACGTGGCGGGGCATGATATTGGTTAATACGGGTGGTCGGTGGCGGCGAACACCAGCGGCAGGCCGAGGTTATTGAGCATGGTCACGAGCGAGGCATCCTCGTAGCCGCACAAGCGGACAAGCACGGTAACACCGGGGGAAATGGCCACCGTATTGTTGGTTCTGATGCCGATCAGCGTGCTGCCGTCTGCCTTCTCCCACACGACCTTCGCCAGCCCGTCCTGCAGCGGCGGGTACAGCCAGCCGACAACATCGCCGGTGACGGTTATCTCACACCCCTCGGCTGTGACACTCGCGCTGGCCGTCATGCCAGCCGGCACCCACGGCACCACCGCCTCACGGTCCTTCAGGTTCGGCGGATCGTAAAGATTCCTGATCCTCACGCGGCCACCCCCAAATCAAGACGGCGAGGGCTAGGAGGAATACCCCCCCCCGTCCGGAACCGCCGCGTAGGGCGCGGTCAGGGCGGTGAACGCGCCCACATTCAACA